GGCCTCCTCGGCGTACTCTGTCAGCTTGATCGTGATCTTGCCGGTCAGGATCCTGCCGAGGTTGTCCAGCTTGGTGTCTGATAGGCTCACGCCTGTGAGCTGAAGGTTAGCCGGGCCGAAGCGCCGGCCGGCCAGATAGAAGGGGGCATACTGCCCGACCAGCGCCGTCCACGACTCGTACTCGCCGCGGACATCGCAGCCCACGGCGACGCCGAGATCGAAGTCGAAGCTCATGCTCTGGAGCTTGAGCGCCTTGGTCTTGGTGGCCGGGGATCCCGCCTTGTCGTCGCTGTTCTCGGTGTCCAGCTCCACGCTGGCCGAGACGCCATTCAGGGCGGCGATCCGCTCGGGGGAGACGCCCCATGTCTTGCCGTTCCACGATGCCATGACGGACATGATGCTCGGCCTCCTTTCTTAGTGCGGGCCGGTTGTCTCTCCGTGCGGTGCGGTGTGGGTGTGGCTGTTCAGGCTGATGCCGCTGGCCGTGACATCGGCCGACGGTACGCTGACGCCCTTGTCCTGCACGGTGAGCGCGCCCTTCTTGATGGTGATGTCGCCGGGGACGATGCCGGGCCACTCCCCGTCCATGCGGGAGAGGATCAGGCCGGTGCCGTCCTCGAACATAGCGTAGGCGACTTCGACGCCGGGGCTCAGGTTTCCCATGTCCCCGCGCAGATACCACGGGATCGTCAGCGGCCTCGTGACGAGGCTGTCGGCGGTGCTCGGGAGCACCCGGGCCGTGGTCTTGTCGCCGTTTCTGTCGGGCTCGCCCTCGATGCTCGAGATCTTGCCCTTTTGGATCATTTGGGTGTTGCTGTTTGGCATGGTCAATATCCCTCCAGAGGCTTGCGCAGATAGAGCTTGCTCCGTGTCTTGACGTAGTCGTGCCGGATCCGGCTCACGAAGGCCGTGCCGTCCCACGAGGCGACGCCCTCGGTGGAGAGCGTCACCACGGAGCCCGCCGCGTACTCGCGCAGCAGCGTCCCCGTCCAGAGCGTTGCGACGGTCGCCTCTTTGTTGGCGTCCCGGAGCAGGCCCTTGGCGAAGCGGTCGGCCTCTGCTTGGTCAGTCATGCGGAAGGGGAGGATCTTGCGCAGCACCTTGTCGCCCCCGGCCGGCGCCGAGAAGGTGCCGGTCAGGCCGCCGTTGACGGCCTCGGCCGAGCCGTAGGCGTAGGCGCCCTCGTCCCGGTACTCGAAGTCGTTGGCCGGCGTGATGGTGATGGTGTCGACGGGCTGCTGGCCCTCCATGTATGCCTCGTCGTAGACGACCAGCTTGCCGTCATAGACTAAAAAAGCCGCGCCCTCGAGGGTGCAGCGTGCCTGAAGAAAAGCGAAGTCGGGGAGGTTGTTCTGCTCGACGTAGTCGTAGGTCTGGTCGGTGATGCCGTAGGTCTCGACCGTGAGGCCGTGCCGGCCGGCGATCTCTTGGATCAGTTGCAGGAACTTGACCCTTTCCCACGACTTGCTCCTCTTGTCCTTGGTGGATTGCGGGGCCGAGTAGGCCCGCAGGGTTATGAGGCCGGACTCGGGGACGACGCTCTCGACGAACATCTTGCCCGTCTTGGCGGCGCCGTCCTCGACGGCGATGGTGTCGCCCTTCTTGGGGCTCCACCTGTCCCACAGCTCCCGGGTGTCGTTGAGCTTGAGCAGCAGCTCGTCGCTCTGCTTGTCTGCGTACATATCGTGGTAGCAGCGGTGGACGCTGATTTCGGGGGAGATGTCCGTCCCCTCGTTGATGATTTTCACAGGGCAGGCTCACCTCCTCCACGGCGGCAGGGTGTCGGGCGTCTCCACAGTCTCGACGATTGGGATCCGCACGGCCTCGCCGCCCTCGAAGATCAGCACGTCGCAGAGGTCGCGGTTGGCGTCGATGATGGTGCTCGCCATCCGCTCCTCGTTATAGGCTGCCAGCGCGATGCTGTCGAAGGTGTCGCCGCCCTGCGCGGTGTAATCAATATAGCCGACTATCCGCTGTGACATAGGCGCCGCCCTCCCTTCTTGCGAGTGCTTCGAGGATGAAGTCGATGAACTCCGGCTCCAGATCCCGCAGCTTTCGGATCAGGGCGTCCTCGTCGGTGTTGCCGTCGACCTTGATCGTGGGGCTGAAGGACAGGCCGCTCAGGTCGTAGACCACGGACGTGCCCGAGCCGGAGCTGATGGGCTCATAGCTGCCCTCGTCCATGGCGCCGAGCATTTCGCCGGCGCGGGCCCAGTAGGACAGGTTTTGCGCCCTATATGCAGGGTTGAAGCTGATAACGGCCTCGGTCGGGTAGCGCGGATCCTCGCCCGCGATGGACGGGCCGCTCGTGAAGCCGCCGGTTGCGAAGCCGGAAGCCCCGCCGCCACCGCCGCCGCCGAACAGGCCGGCGATGCTGTTGATGACGCCCTCGCCGAAGCTCACGATCTTGCCGATGACGCTGGCGATGGTGCCGAGCACCGACGCGATGGGCTGAAGCAGCCCCAGCAGGGGGCTCAGGATCGGCATGATGGCATTGAGCAGCGACATCAGGGGCGGCAGCAGCGCCTCGACGATCTGCATGAGAGGGGGCACGAGGGGCATGATGACGCTGTTGACGATCTGAAGCGCGACCTCGAGCAGCGGGGTGATGACAGGCAGCAGGGCCGAGATCAGGCTGGTCAGGACGGGCAGGATCGTCGAGATGATCTGCGTCAGCATTGGCAGGATTGAGGTCAGGATGCTCACGATGGGCGGGAGAATGGCCTGCACAAACGGCATACAAGCGTTGAGCGTTTCCGTGATGACGGGGGCGATGGCCTCGAAGGTCTCCCGCAGGATCGGCGCCAGAGCCGTCAGGGTGTTGGCGATCACGGACGCCATCGGCAGCAGCGAGACCTCGGCCGACCTCTTGATCGCCTCGAAGGCGCTGCCGAGGTCGTTGTACTTCACGTCGTTGATCTGCTGGAGAGCGGCCGCGCCGTCGTAGGCTGCGGTCTCGATGCTCGCCAGCACCGGCAGCACGCCGGCCTCCAGATCCTCGAACTGTGTGCCGAACAGGGCCACGCCGGCCGCGTTTCGGGCGAGGGGGTCGTCCATGCTGTTGAGGGCCTCGACGGTGTCGAAGAACGCGGCCTCCGCGGTGTCTCCACCTGCGGCGAAGGCTGCGAACATTTTGTCGGCGTTGAGGCCGAGGCTCTCGAAGGCTTCCCGGCTTGTGTCGCTGCCGTCCTTCGCTCTGATGTTGAACTCCTTGACGGCGTCGCCGACCTTGTCGATAGAGAACAGGCCGGCGTCAGCGCCCTCCACGAGGGTGCCGATGAACTGGTCGGCGCTGAGGCCGAGGGCCGCAAACTGCGGGCTGTACTCGTTCAGGGTGTCCAGCAGGTCGCCGTTTTTGTCTGCGCCGTTCTGCGCGCCCACGGCGATCAGGCCGTAGGCTTCCTCGGCGTCGATGCCGAAGTTTTTCATCAGGGCCGACGCTGCCCGGGCGCTCTCGCTGACATCGTAGTCGAACACGTCCCGCAGGTTGAAGCCGGCGGCGGTTGCTCGCTCCAGGGCTTCGCCGGTCAGGTCGCTGGCCTGCTGCGTTGCAGCCAGACCGTTGGCCACGTCGGCGAAGTCATCGCCGAGCCCTTGGGCGTAGATGTTC